CAACAAACTCTGTTATTTCAAATCCAACATTATCTAACCAATGTTTTTGTGGGTATGTAGTTGTGGTATCATTTGTTCCAACAAGACCATTGTTGAAGAACTTGATAGTTTCGCTGATAATCTGGCCACGTTCTGCATCGTAACGAGGCGGCAAATCAAAATCAGTAACACTAGTTTGTGTTGGTTCTGTTCTATTATACGAACTGATATATTCTCTTATTTTAGTACTATATGGTTTTACTTCTTCAATATAGTCTTGATAGTTAGGAAGATTATCGTTTTGATAAGTTACTTTTTGTGTAAGCTCACCAACATTGTGTTTTGCAACTACAAAACTAGATTTAAAAATCCAGTCTAAATCAACCTGCTCACTCATTGCATATCTAATGCTACTAAAGAACAGTTTGTTCCACTCAACTTCTAGTTGATCAACAAACAAGTTATCTCTTAGTGCATATAATATTATTTTTATTTCATCAGTTGGCTCACTGTCGTACAACGAAATGTCATAGATTATGTTATCAAATCCAACTGCATCATTTTGATACAATGTATTGCTAAACTCTACTGTGCCATTTTGTCTGCCTACAACTTTATAGTTAATAGTATAATCTACTTCTAGTTGATTGTCAATCTTTTCTAATAGCATCCAACCGCCGGAGCCGATATTTTCAATCTTAATAGTATTTCCTAGTTTATCGTCTAATCCGGCAAGTTCATAACTACCATTTATAACAAAATCAATAGATGTAACTTCGCTGTATCCAGTTGCATACCAGTCAACATACTTCCAGTATCTATTAACATCATAGCTTTGAATGTAGTTTCTAAACCATTCTTGTGTGGATGATATCCAGTTGTACACCGCCCACAATCCGCCTACTTCTGTATCGGTTGTTACAAGAACACTAAACGGACGCACAATAAGTGTAGTATCACTTAAATAGTTTTTGCCGCCATTTACAACTTCAACTTCAATAACTTGTCCAAGATTGTTGATGTAGGTTTTTATTTCTGCGTCAACACCCTTACCTTCTATAGTTACAGTTGGACCATGTCGCTTGCCAGATGTATAGTTACTGTCAATATACCCTCTGCCTGGTTCTGTAATAGTTGCGCCTGTAATAGTTCCGTCAACAATAATAGGTGTAAGAGTTGCTTGTTTAATTTTTGCAGTACCGACAAATCTCAACAAACTTTCTGTATCAATCTGTGTGTCCCACTCATTGCTAAACTTGCTTGGTGCAGTCTCAGTTTGGAACAGCGGAGAAATATCAAAATCATCTACGATTGTATATTGTGATAATACTCCGTTTACTCTTTCAATAACTTGTTTTAGTGCTTCGGCTCTATTAACAAATATAGTTTGATTTGGATTATTTAAAATGCCATAACGTTGAGCAACACTGATATTTAAATCAGGCAAAACTTTTCCGTTTTTATCATACCCTGCTAAACTGTCAACCCACTTATCAACAATGTCATTATTTGGTTTGCTTGATGCTAACCCTTCGACAACCAATGCATATTCACTATGAATGTTTTTGTTTTCTGCATTATCTTGAACATAATAATCTACGTGCAAGATAGTATCTTTGTCTTTTACTAGATTTTTTACATTGTGTAAGGCAAACTTTTTACCATCGAGTAATGTAATATGTCTGTAACCTTGACCTGAAGGATCTGCTATCAAGTTTGCAACATCAAACGAGCTGATCTTTCTGCCATATGTATCAGGCAATGTATTTTTATTTTTAACCCAGAAATAATACTTTGGTACAAAAACACTTGCTACACTATCGTACACTCTTGCTCTCACATATGAATCATCACTGTATAAAGTTTTTCCACTTATACTGCTGGCTAATCCTTCAGTAGTGTCTGCTATTTCATCCCATTCACTTGGTAATAAATCACTTTCAACCCACTCGTACACATCTACACTAAATCCAGGAATAATCTGATTCCATGTATTGGATTTATATTGTATACTTCCTTGATATGGATTGTACCATTTTATAGCATCAAGGTCCCACCATAGTTTTCCAACTTGCTGTTTACCCCAAAGATCTGCTACACCAGTGTCTCTAGTGCCAACATTATAAACCGCTGGATCATAATAAGTCTTATAACTAAGTTCTTGTTCTGCAGGGCCAGCAATCCTTCCTCTAATAGGGTCTATATAATCAAGGTATGTGATCAAATCATTTGTATTTGTATCATATAGCCACACACCTTTGATTTTATCAATATCAACATAGCTGTCGCCTTGGCTGTTGATATTCCAAGCGTTGGCATTTAAGTCTGTTCTATGATCTTGAATTAGTCCTGTTTTGTCATCAACTGCTGTTCCTATCGAAATAACATACAAATGGTTTCTATTTAATACACTCAATATATCAGATGAATCTGATATATCTACTTGTGAGTAAAGTTTTTCAGCATATACCAACTTGTTGTTTAATGTTTCATAAACATAAACTTGTCCGTTATCTTTGATTGTATCATAAATGCTTGTTGCTTTATTATCAAAATCTGTAAGTTCATTATCAAATGTTACGTATGATTCCGTATCACCGTTGCGACTTGTTATAGCAAGTTTATTAGAATTAAAACTTACATTAGTACCAAATCTTTCATTCTTTTCACCATTAGGTGCAAGCAATATTTGATCTTGTACATATGTTCCGTTTGTAAGTTTATATACATATACTGCGCCATTGTAAATACCATTAGCATTTGATAACTGTGCGCCTATTGCTATTTTAGATCCATCATCGTTTAGACTTAGTGTAGATCCAAATGCTTCTTCTTCGGTTGCAGGATCAATATTTTCATCAAATACAAATCTGCCATTTGTTTTTCTATATATTGCTATACGATATTCGCCGCCGGTTTGAATTCCACCAAGTGCTAATACTTCGCCGTTTTTACTAATATCATAACTTGAGCCAATAGCAAGTGCATTTAAAAAATCACTACTATCATTATCAAGTAAGCCGCCAGTGCTATCATCAGTTTGTGATGAATAAGGAACATAACCCAAATAATCAACATATGTATCAAGTACATCCCACTGACTATTGTTAAAAGGATTTCCTGCAAGTACGGTTGTATTTGCTTGACGAAGTTCGCCTTCATAATAAACAATATTGTTAGGAATATATTTTGAAATACTTTCCCATTCGCCTTTGTAGTTTGAATCTCTTGAATATGCATAAGATGTTACATTAGATTGACCTTTGTTGTTAACAAAATAAACACGGCCGTTATCTTTTAAACTTCTAATAATAATGTTGTGTTGGAAATCGCTCGGTGAAGCTGATTTGATTGCAATACCAAACTGTTCGTTTGTTGACGGTTCTGGACTTAAAATAATATCAACTAAAGTAAATGATCCATCGATAAGTTTTTTATAAATGTAAACCACACCTTGATTTGCATATCCAAGACTTGCTCCAGAAGTATCTGTAACTATTAGATCTGCTAGTTCCCAATCTTGACTTAATAGATTAATAGTACTACTTTCTGCTATAACATCAACTAGAGCTCTCCATAATGTTCCTCGCTGACTTACATAGTCTCCAGCTAGATAACTTTCACCTTCAGTAAATACACCCTTGTATCGTGTTTTAACATTTGCAGCAGTTGGAGCGCCTACATATAAGTATTGTCCGTTGTCTGTTATTTCAACACTTGTACCAAACTCGCCTGCGTCATGATGATTAGACAACGGTTCTAGTGTTTGTTTTAGTGTAAATGCACCAGCTTCGCTACCACGAGTGTATACATAAACTTTGCCATCATCTATATCTGGGGTTCCAACTGCTAAAGTAGTATTGTTGTCACTGACAGCTAAATCAGATCCAAACTCTCTGCTACCAGTTTCGGGTGCTGCAATGCTTTGTTTAAAGCTACGTATAATGTCACTATCGTATACTCCAAATGTTCCAGTGCCAATATCGTCAATCCATACTCTGTCATTATCGTCTAAATCGTAAAGTTTTGTAATATTGTTTATACCCTCAGGTGACGATACTCTGCGTGACGATAGTTCTGATACTATTCCAATAGTACTGTCTGACAAGTCAATAAAGTCTTCGGTTATTGGGTTATCCAGTTGTATTTCAAAATCAGTATATCCAATATTTTGTACAATCCAAAAGCCATTAACTTCACCATTGACATTATTAAATCCAACAATATCGCCTTCTGCAAACGTAATAGGCTTACTAAAGTTTGCTTTAAATCCTAGGTCTGTTTTCTCAATAGATTGAATACCGATTGGAGAAACAACATGCTTGTAAACATTCCACGATTGAGAATCTTTTGGCACCCATATGTAACTTCCAATATCAACACTATCGATATCTAGAACCAATATATCATTTTTTGTAGTTGTTAAAAAGTTTACTTGGTCTAGTTTAACATACCCGGCAGTTTTAGTGTATTCTGCACTACCAGATGTTAATGGCAAAGATGTATGTGCATAATCAGTTGGAGAAAGATATACATCTTTTCTCGGATATTGATAAACCAAATCTGTGCGTGTTGAATCTACTGTTTCAACAAACTCTACAAGTTGTGGCTCTATTCTAAACTGGCTTTCGTCTAGCTTAAATTCAACTTCGTCGTAACTTGTGGTTGCACCGTATCTACCAACACGTATTGCCCATTCTTCATACAGTTCAACACTATCGGAATCTGCTGAACCAAGTTTGTCAAACAGCTTTGTAACAGCATTTGATGTACCTTTGTCTTGTATAAATCCCTGATAGAACTTGTATTGACTAACATCGTCTTGAATAATATTAGCAAGATATTCACGCTTTTGATATCCGATAAGATGCTGAGCCAATCTTTGTTGTTCACTATCAAAGTTATCTGTATCTAAATCATAAAAATCTGCAAACTGATTTGCTCTATAATCCCAGTTTGGTTTTAATTCACTTACAGGCTTACTATCCAATCTGCTCCAGTTTCCATAAATGAAATCTTGTGTGCCACTGTGTGTAAATCTAGCTGCATAATAAAACTCTTTGTATTTTACTAGTTCTGCAGTTTTATAATCTTTATAGCTAGTCCATTCAGTAACTTTGGCATCATCGTATATAAATCCTGGAATATTTAAACTACCATTCCAATCGTCTGTTCTATATCCAACAACTTTCAGACGCTCTTGTCTATATCCTGTTTCGGGTACATAGATTGTATCGTTGAATACTGTTGTGTTATCAACTAACACAAGATGTTCTTTTTGTATCAGCGGTAGTTTGAGAAGATATATTCCGTCATCCTCTGATGTTAAACTAAATCTGTTGGTGTTGTCTCTGTAAATACTAGAACGGGTTTTACTAATCACATTTCCGTTTTCATTTAATAGTGCAAATCCATAAAGATTGCTGTGTATATTATCAACTACATAAAAGTCCTTTTCAAACTCAACTTGATTTGCTAATGGTGATAATGTTAATGTGCTAGTGTTTGCCCAGTTTTGTGTTATCCAAAACAAAAACTCTTTACATGCTAGTTGCCAGTTTTCAACAGATTCAGTTGCTTTATTAAAATATTCAAACTTAAATCCAATATCTTTTAAGTATTGTTGATAGCCTAAAAGAAAGTTAACCACCTGTTGTTCATCATTCAATATTGTTCCGTAATCAAGTGTTAGTATTTCATTAGTAAACGCCTTTCTAAAATAGGCGCCTCTACCGCCATTTTCAGGCAGACTTGGTAATGGAGTATACAAACTCGAATTAAAATCTGTTCCAGTTGTATGGTTTGCATTTACTCTATAATATCTATCGTTGTATTCTACAAGTTTGCCAGCAACTAAAAACTTGTTTTCAGCCCACTGTATGTAACTTTCGCTGATGCCGCCGATGTTTACAAACGGATCATTTGTATTTTCTCTCGGATTACGATATTTAAAAGATGGAAGATCTTTATCATATCCACTTATGCGATATCCTTTTGCAGTTCTTTCAACTATTACACCACTATAAGTTGCTACATCTTGAGGACTAGAAGTTCTCAAAACAATATTATAGTTTTCATCAGGTACAAATATATTTCCTTTGTTTAACGGAGTCTTACTATCCAATACTAGTTTTAGTTTGTTCTTTTCAGCAAAGCCAGCAAGTTTAAATCCTATTTTATTGCTTAATAGTTTTAGATTATTCACATATGTAGTATATGGATACAACGAGTCTGCATTGATATATTCACTAATATAGTTTAAAAATCCTGCACTTACAGCATTTTTTATCTTAGGAAATATCAAATCTGTTGTGGTTATTCTTTTATTTGTAGCAGTATAAACCAAGTTTCCAGCAATATCGCGTTGAATTCTACTTCTATCAAATCCAATACCCATTGTGTGTGCAGGGCGTGTTATTAAAGCAGCAATCATCAAACTAAACGGATATCCGCTACTTCTTCTCCATGCTGCTTCAGTTGGTGCTTCGTCGCCAAACTTAAATAAGTTTTGACTTTGCGGTGCATAACTGAAGTTACTTACATATCCGCTTTCTAAAGGCGATACTAACTGTCCGTTTTCGTTGACTGGAATATGTTTTAATAAGTTGTGTCTAATATATTTTTTGTTTCTTAGTACTGTTTTACCAGGTTCTCTAATCACACCGTTTTGTAAATCAGTCCAAAGTATCAAGTTATTGTTTGTATAGGGTGCAGGGCCATAAACACTTTCCCACCAAGTTGGTTGAATTCCATAACCCAACATTTCCCAAGGATGTGTGTGAGGACGATCAGTATCAAATGCTTGTCTGTAAATACCTCTCCAAAATCCTGGTACTGCTTCGTTGCGATCATTTGTACTTCCGGTGTAGTTATAAGTAAAACTTTCACCTTGTACTATAAAGTCATTTTTAGTATAATCTGAAATCTTAGCAATATTGATCCAGTCAATAAAATCTTTGATAATAATATTATCGATTTCTTGTGATGTGATCTTTGTATTTCTATCAATACCTCCAACAATATCGTTTATGTCAAATATGTCTGGATTATAATCAACTTTTAGATTATTAAAAATACGCTTTTCCATTTCTAAAATCAAATCGTCTCTATAATCATCATAAGCAAGTGTAATACTGCCGTCGTGTCCTCTAATAACTTTTTGTGGAGTTTGATAACTTGAGTCAATAAATATCTCAGGAACATATGCCGGGAACATACCTATTTTTGTAGGTGTCGGTGGAATAAAACTACCTTCAGTATTATCGTATTCGTGTATAGTTAATATATCGCCATTGGTCAGTGTTGCAGAAATGTCTACAAATCCAGTTCCAGTAAATGTATAATCTCTATTAAACACAAGTTGTTGATTATTTAAATACACATACAATGCTTTATTACTGATAGCCGATTTATTAAAAACTGTTGAGAGAGCATAAACTGTTAATCTACTATCAAGTATTTCATATTCAATCTTTTTGCTGCCGCCAGTGGCTGCCATATCAGTACTGTAAAACGGAGTAGTTGTAGTCTTGGTACTATTAATCTCATTGAAAATAAAATCAACATATTCTTTTACTGTTCCGTTAAATGATGTTTCAGTTGCAGTTTGTAAAAACTGTCTTTTGAACTTAGTATATTCATTTAGTGCATATCTAATAGCTGCAACAACATTTGAGTTTTTATTAACCAAATGATAAAGTGATAGATTTAGCGGTCCGCTGTGTTGAACAAACTTTCTACCATATTCAGCAACTGGGCCTAAATCTCTTAGATTGTTTAAGCCAGGTTGAACTCCTGAAAATGCTGCAACTTCAGAAATAAGTCCTTCAACATGATCATTTACTTCGCCTAGTGTAAACTCTGTAATATTTTTATTAGACGGGTTTCTTTCAAAGTTATGAGGAATCTCATAATAACCATTGTCATTTTTGTTTGCTGAGCTTTTAGTTTTAATAACAACAATATCAGTAAACCCAATATCGTTAGAAAGTACAACTTTGGTTGTTTTATTTTCATTGACTATTTGATAATCAGGTTTATATTCATTGTTAACATATACTTTGATTTCTAAATCAGTTAACTCAGCACTATTATTGTAAACATCAACTGGAAATCTATTTGTATAATCTTCGCCTGTGTATTTTCTTATAACATATTGACTGCTTTTTATATTTGTTTTTTTCCAAGCATTAGTATAAGATATAACTTGATTATTATATTCTTGTAAAAAGAAAACATCACTGCTTATAGTTGTAAAAATATTATTAACTTTGTATTTGTAATCTTCTGCAAGCAATGCAAAATCAAAAACAATGTCGCCAATATTTACAAAGTTTTTGTATGTAAGAGGAAATCCAAGTTCGGTATCATTGGCGCCTTCACCGACTCTATAACTAAAAAGTCTGTTTCCAGCAAAATCTGTACTTTCATAAACTGTATTATCTCCGAGACTGTTTCCGTTGCTATCAAACAAATCAAACTTTGGTGCTTGATTTAAACCTATTTTATCTTGAGCTAGTTTCCATCCAGTTGTGTCATACCAATACATTTTTCCAGCATTTTTTACACCGTCTTTGACTAGTATGGTTTGATTTAGAACAGGGTCAGTATCTGCTGTTTCAATCAAACTTATTTGAGTAGTGTTTGTATGAGTAATAAACTTGACTTCAAATATTTTATCTTTTACTAAACTATCTGTATCTGCCACAAACAGTATACGCATTCCTTCAACTAAATCTATTCCATCAATGTTGTATCCAGCAGTGCCTTCGATTGTGCTAAATGCATCTTTTGTAAATGTATCAACTAAATCAACATTAAGTTTAGCTGTATTGCCGTGATTCCACAAACGTAGATTTGGTTCAAACTCAATAATAGGACGTTTAGCTCGTGCTGTCTGATCTAGCTCGATTGGTTGATTGTTAATATTTGCACTTTTTTCAATAACAGATTTATGGAACCAGCGATTGTATCTTGCCCATGCATTTCTACTAGTGTCTCTTCTGTTTATACAAATATAATCCTTGTATCCTGCATAACTTCTAGCATTACTCCAAGGAACACGGTCAAATCCGTTTACATCAAACGGTACTTGTGTGTCTTGTGTAAATATAGCCGGCACTTCAAGGTCACTAACTGGAACTAGTTTGATAGATGTGCCTACTCCTTCAACATAGTATAGTCCTTGTGCATATGTTGCTGGCGTTACATTGCCTTGAAAATACACTTTCATGCCATTTGACATATTCCAACCGTTGACAGTTGTGTATGTTTTTTTGCCTATGATTTCTTCGTCTACATTTATGTCACTATTTTCTTCAATGTCGTATACATTAAACACACCACTGTTATCAATATCGTTTTGACTAACATAATAAAGATTTTCAGGAGCGTCTCCTGGTACTGTAAATTCAATGACGCCGTTTTCAATAAATCCATCTTCTAAATAATCTTGTGGATTTACCAATGTGTCGTCTACATTTTCATGTGTTAGTACAACACCTTCTCGATACAATGTACTAACTAATGTACTATCTTTTGAATATTCAACTTTTTTCTGTCTGCTTGTTGCAAAACTAATAGGATGGCCTGGAACGTTAACTTCAAATCTATATGTTTGACCTCTAAACAACTTTATACTTTTATTACGTGTTACTCCATCAGGCGAAAATACATAGGCTGTATTATCATCGTCAACAACAGTTTCAATAGTAAATGTACTAACTACTTGTCTACCCTGTCCTCTAATAGGAACTTCCTGCGGGCCGTTAGGTAGCCAGTAGTATTCTCTAAAGTTAGTAAACTTATCAAAATCAATATGTGGGTTCCAAGCATAAAACTCTTGAGCAAAAAGTTTGTCGTGATTTTTGATATTGCCGCCAAACGCACTTATCTGTCCTAGTATATCTACATAATCAGCATCAAACTCTACATTTCCAAGATTATCCTGAACAATAGCAAACGGTTCTAACTGATAGTTTTCTCTGTTAGAGTTAATATCACTAATATAACTATCTTGAGTAGTAACTGCTTTAGCAGTTCTACTTCCAACAAATCCGTTAATCTTTTCGACAACGCCTGGGTTGGTTAACTGATCAACTGTACTGCCTAAAAACTTTTTATTTGCATTAGTTCTAAAATATCTTGGAAGCAAAGAAGCCGAAGTTCTCTTTGCACTAGAACTTCCAGGTACAGGATATTCATTTTGATCATCATTGTATGCCATTAGTAATTATTTCCTTCAGTAATGGTGGTTGTCGAAGTTGTTGTACTTTGAACGCCTGTGTTTAAAACTTCGTTACTTGTAATAACATTTGCAGTTGCTTTAAGTCTTGATGCAGTAATACTATCAATAACTTCAACATCACTAACACTTGCACTACTAATCAATATTTCGTCGTTTTCACTTTTTAGTTCGTACATACTACCAAACGATTGTGTTTCACTTTTTGGTACTAGAACAATACTACTTATATCAGGTGCAGTTTGCTTCATAATATATGCTGCTAATTCACTAAAATAAAATGTTTCTCCAAAGTCCCAGTTTTCTAATGCAAAGAACTCGTTGATACTATCAACAACTCGTGATTTTATATCATTGTCATTTACAACACGATTTGTATTTTTTACTATTTTAAATGTTGCTTGCACATCAGTATCACTTTCAGAACCAAATAAAGATTTATATTTTACAGGATGATATATTACTTCATCACTGATTGATTTAATCTTTTTAATATCATTGCCAAAATCTAAAAACAGTGAATCACTACTAGGTGGCAATGGCTTAGTTGTAATATCGCCTTTGAGATATTTTCTATATTCAATATCATAAGATTTTGTTAAAATATACAAGTCGATAATGTTACTACTACTTGGATCAATGCGACGATTTTCAGCAGCGGCATGTCTGTAATCAAATCTAATATTATCTCTGCCTCTGTATGCTTTGTAATCAATGGATAGTTCTAATCCTGTTTGTAGTGCATTAAACTTTTTAAATACATCAGTACTACTAATATAAAATATTGTTGCAGCATCATACGAACTGTATGCTCCGATTGCTGCTTCAGTTTGTTTTACTACAATATTTTCTGCTGCGGCACTAACATATTCATAAGTTTCGACATCATTTTTTTCAAACTTTTTAGAAAATATATATTTTGTGTCTGGCAAATAAGCAGGTGCAACAATATTTGTAAATAGATCAGGATCGTCAATCACTCCATCGGCATCACTATCAGTAAATCCTATTTCTAGTTTTTTACTATCTACATACCCATCTGCACTTCTGTATTCTTTAACAACTTGCCACTTCCAATCTTGGTTAAACGGTGTTAATAAATCAGGCTTATTATTATTACTTAAAATACTAATACTATCAGTAACAATCTTACCAACTTTACTATCGTATATACGATCATTGCCATCAAAGTAAAAACGTATTTGTTTGTCACTTTCGAATACATATCTTACAGCACGGCTAGTTACTGTATATTTTTCACCATCAGTTTCAAATAAGAAAATCCAACTAGCATCTTGATTTGTGCCAGTAGCATCTCCAGTTTTTCCAGTATCAAATACACTGGTTGTATCAAGATTGCTGTTTGTAATAACTTTCCAGTTGGTTGTTTCAACATCATAACGCAATCCAAATGTTTTAAATGCAAATGCCTGATCAACCATTTGTGATAATGTATCATTTACAATAGTATTATTTAATACCGGAATAATTTCTGAAAGTTTACTAGTACTAGGAACTTCATCATTTAATATAATAGGTCCTAATGTACTATCAACATTACCTATTGTTCCATTCTCATATACACTTATAATTTTAGTCCATATATATTCTTTATCACCTAGTGCAGATACTTCTCCTAAGACCAGTTTATTGTTTTTGTCGTAATGATATCCTGCTGGAGGAGTAAACTTAACCAAACTTCCAGCAGCAACAAACTTCATTGTTGTAGCAGTAAAACTTGATACTGCAACTGGTATAGAAAACTGATCTTGGAATAGTCCACTACTTTGATTTGTTTCATTTGTTGTGGCATTCCATGTATAGTTTAAATCAACAATACTTGCATTTCTACTAAAGTTTTTATAATAAAAGTTTTTAGTTTGTGTATTCTTTATTATTTCTAATACTCGATTATTAATAACTGCTTCAATGTCTGTTTTTGAAACAAAGTTAAAACTAAATTTGTTTGTAAGTTCTTCTGTAAAAATACTTCCGTCATCGCCAAACATCAAAGTGTTACTGTACTTTCCAGTTGCATCACGTAAATCGTAATATCTACTAATACCACTACTTGTTCTGTTTACACTTTTTGTTTTGATAATCTGTTGGCTTACACCCAAAGGTCCAATATTATAATCTTCGCCAGTTATCAAACGATTTTGTGTGTAATATGTACTAGGTGCATTTGTTTGAATACTTTCATTAGTTTCTGATTGATCTGCATTTGAAACAACCGATTGTAGTTCTAAAACTATGTTAAGTGTTTCTGCTGAGTTATTTTTACTAATGTAAGGAACTTGAATTTGTATTCCTGTCATATCAGCTGGATTTATATTAAACTGTGCATTTGCTGATATTCTATAATAAACTTTAAAATCGCCCTTTGGTAATGTTCCAAAAGTTCCGTCACTAAACACAAGACTTATTCTATCGCTTACACGACTTAGAACACTATACAAATCACGAACACCTTTGGTAACACTGTTGTAAACAATGTTATTACCTTCTGTGCTTTCAACTTTTTGCCATAACGCTTCTTCGTTTCCGTTGCTGTCTAACTTGTAAAGCCAAACATCACTGTTGTTGATGTTATCGCTGTCAATGTTTACAGTTGTATTTGGAACAGGATTTAATATAGAGAATGTATTCTCTTGTATACTACCTTGTCTAAAGTGCATAAAAAATCCACTGTTTGAACTTCCTGCACCTTGGCCGTTGTCTCTATATAAAAATGCTAGTTTATTTCCAGGAAACGGTTCTTCTTCGTATATTGTTGTAGTATCTGTATCAATATTAGTACTAACAATTTCAAACTTGCGTGAGGTGTCATCTATGTTTTTTGTAAAACTATATATAGGCAACCCTGTATTATTTGCACTAAATCTATATTGTTCAGTTGTTACGCCATTTACAATAGCTTTTTTAATAGGGCGGCCAAATGTTGAGTTTGCTGGCAACGCAGCATTCATAATCTTAATAAACTGTTCGTACCAATCCGAGTTAGTAGGATCATTCCAAATAATAGATTGATTAGACAAATTGTTGTTATTAGCATCGACTACATCCTCTGTGGTACTAACACTTTCAATTTTTAATAATCCGTTGGCTGGAATATTTCTATTTGCATTATAACTAATAAGCCTTGCCAAACGGAGAATACTTTCTCTACGGTCAGCAGTTTCAATAAAGTTTTCTCTAGCATTTAGGTCAGTACGGAAAGCAAGGTTTTGTCCTAGAAATGCAATAAGATCAATAAGTGCAAGATATTCACTGGATTCGATATAATCATTAAAATCTTCTGGATAGTTTTCACGGATATATGTAATCATAGTTCTGCGTAGATTATCAAAGTCGTAACTTTGGAAATCTGCGTATCTAAAACTTTGATATATTGTTTTCCAGTCTTCAGCTAGTAGAAGTCTGTTTTGCCTATCTGTCGTTGACATTCGCGGTTCCTCACTTTATAGTATATTTACCTGAAGTAAAAAACTGCGTACTTTAAATTAATCCGTTGTCTTGATCAAACTTTATACGCATACTTTCGCTAATGCTGTAAGGAATGTAAGTCAACGAACAGTCAATCTGTATACCGCTTTCGTAACTGTCAACGATTACACTATCAACATTAACTCTTGGATCGTAGTTGACTATTTCTGTTACATCTTCAATAATAAGTTGTTTTAAGTCATCAGTAAATGGTTCAAACAACACATCCCATATAATAGTTCCAAACTCTGGATTCTCAAGTTTTTCACCTTGACGAATATGGAAATGATTTATAATATCCTGCTTGATTATACTAATATCATACAAGTTAAATCCTTTAGGATTAGCTACTGTGCTAACTCCTCTGTATTGTTTGGAAACCACAGGAGGACTAGTAATATCGTTTGATACTGTTACATTTTTGTATAAGGGTTTTTCATTTGTAGCCATACTGTATTTATCTTGCTATCATATAGTTGAATGCGGCTTGGCTGTCGGCAGGTAATTTTATTAGTTCGGCAGATCTGTTACTAGGATTCAACTCTACTATTCTGTCAAAATCGTATGATCCTATTTTAAAAACTTGTCCGTCTACTACAATACCTAATATCGTATCTTCTTTTGCTTTTTCTTCAATACTTATTCCGTATCCATTGTTCTTTTTAACAAGTTTAGTTCCAAACTTTTTAGCACATCTTTTACAAGCAGTTGCTACATTTGCAAATGTAGGATCGTTTGTTGTTTTAAATGTTTTCTTATCTATTTGTTTGGCTAAACTTGCCATGTTATTAAGTTGACCTACTGGATTATCATTGAATATAATATCTTTGGCTATTTGTTTGCCTGCTTTGCTAGTAACTCTCGGCTTATTGAATATTTTTCCAACTAGATTTGCTCCTACTTGTGCAGCAGCGCCGCCTAATACTTTTTGTAAATCAGGTGGTAAACTGTTTAGTGCTCCTGAAAGATTTTTTGTAAAATCACCAACACCACGACTAAACTGATCAAACACCGGGCCTACTCCTGGTATGCCTGAAATAGCTGCTCCTAACCCGCCTGCTAGTTTTCCGGCCATATCTCCTAATGCGCCAGATACTGCTCCGAGTGCATTTCCTATAGCACCATCGATAGCTCCTAAAGCACTTCCTAATGCACCGGACAATCCTGTACTTGATAGTAAGTTACCCATTACACCAGGAAGTTTTCCTAGTATTCCTCCAAGTGCTGATCCTGCTATACTACTTAATCCGCCTTGTAGGCCTTGTAAAAAACTATCTTTTATGTAATCAACTGTGTTAGTAGTTGCATCTTGTATTTCTGTTCTAACCTCTGCTGGATTAGCTGCGTTTGTTCCGCCAGCGTAGGTATTAGTAACAGAAGAACTACCAGTAGGAGCACCAAAATTTCCGCCAGGTACTCTTATACCAGCAATAGCAGGAATATTACCTGCTGCAAGAGTAGCAGGACTAACAAATCCTAAGTTTTCAACAAATGCAGCCGGGTTTGAAATACCTTGTAGTGCGCCTGCTGCGCCAGCTAGTTGTCCTGATATTGACCCAAATACTGCACCTGCTGCACCTTGAAGCGCACCTTCTATATTACCAGATTGTATGCCTCCAGCTATGCCGCCAACAAGTGCTACTGTAGGCAAAGGTGCATTAGCCAATGCTTGATTTATTCCTTGCACTCCTCGAGATATTGATTCTCTAACAATAGGCTGAACCAACTGCGAGTTGTTTATTGCAAATGCTACCATACTGCCCTCCTAGTAGTATTTATTACTCTTTTCCTAGCTCGTTCATTGGTGTTCTATCGGTGTGTACCGGGAGTTCATCCATATGAAGGTCTTGGCTTTCTGTATCAACTGCTTCTGTTTTATCTGGTGCTGTTTCTAGTGGGTTCCAGTTTTCGTGGCCTTGCCATGGTTCGTGTTGCGGAACACGCTGCGGGAACTTGGCTTTTATCGATACTTCTGCTTCTTCTGCTTCCGGTGCAGCAGGCCCGTTGAGATGTATATCACCGCCTGATATTGTTGTGTTTGTTGCACCAATACTAAAGTCACCTCCGGCTGTTACTTTTGTTTCAGCACCAGACTTGAAGTTACTAGCGGCTGCTGACGTAATGTTTACACCGACTGCACTGTTTATATGTGTGTTACCTAATGTTGAAATTTTGCCATCAACACCTACTAATACTTCCCAATTAACAGCAGCACTTTGATATATGCTTTCATTTACAATCATATTGATGTTTCTGCCGGCTTCAAAGTTAATATCTCTGTCTGCTACAAAGTTGAAATCTGTTTCTGTATGAAAACTAATACTATCTTTAGCATAAACATCAAGTTTGCCATTACTTGACATTTCAATCCATGCTGTTCCTCTGCTGTTATTGATATAGATTAGATCTTCACTGGTGTTGATCATTATTTGTGCACCAGTGCGTGTTCTAAATCGTATCATTTCGTTTGCAGGGCGTGTAACATCGCCGCCAGTTTCGCTTGCTTCTTTGTTTATGTATTTGTAAGGAGTATCTTCAGGGGATCCTTCTCGTATAAGTTTGTCGTCACCGTCATCAATAACAAAACTACTACTTCCTAAACGGTTTACATGCACTGTTGCTTGGCTTTCTTTTAAACCTATTCTGCCTTGCGGTGATCCTCCACGCTTGTCAACAGGGCCCGGACTACTTAATCCAAGTACTGCACTAGGAAATTCACGTTGCGCACTACTAGTTGTTATTCCTCTAATATCATCTTCAACTAATCCTTGTTCTTTTAGTTGATTGATAAAATCTTCATTAACAGGTCTTTTGTATTTTACAGGATTATTGGTTTGTATTTTTGTTATTTTTTTGTTGTATTCGCCAACTGGTAGTTTTTTACCTTTTAATTCTTTTGGTACTGGGCCGCTGGTTTGTTCTGTACTAGGCTGGCCGCCAGGCAACATAAATGTCATACCTCTTTCAGGTACACATCCAAACCAATAACCAAACTCTCTGCTTCCTTCTACAAATGTACACAATACTAATGTGCCTGGGTCTGGCGGAATAGCCCAAAATCCATAACTTTTTTGTGTATTTGAATACGTATCGTTTTTTCCTAAATGCTGGGCACCTGTAACTCCATAAAATGGACTTGCATAATAAACTATCGACGTTTGACCTAAGGTTTCTCCAGCTGTTCCTGCTTCACTTATTTTTAAAAGTTCAACTTCTAGTGCTCCGAGATACAAAGGATCGGCATGTTTAATAACTCTAGCCAAATATGGGCCGGCCTTAGGAGCAGGTTGTCCGTTATCAACTGATCTTGTTTGTTCTGCTTTTATTGGTCCATTGTTTTGCATTTAACTATTAAATCCTGTGTTTAATTGACTTGCTTTGTTAGCATCTTGTACTTTGTTTGCTTGATCCGATGTTCCTGATGTTCTAGTATCTTCGGGCTGTCCTCGACGTCTTAGCAATGTAAGCTCTTGTGTGAAACGATTTCGTTGAATTTTGTTTTCAATAGCAGTTACTCTATATAATCCATTAAACTGAGATACAGGAACTGTATTTTCTGGGTAAATCATTCCTCCGGTATCTGGATTGTAATCAATCGGAGTTCTAAAATTCAATATAACATCAACTTCACTGCGTTGATAATCAACCTGGCCTCCTGCTGTAGTGTTTAGATCTCCTGGTTGATCTGTCCAGTTGCCCATTCCACTGTCAACTATAAAATAAGGATCACCGAATATTTCAAGTTTAACTTCGACTAAGTCAACACTACCGTTGCCTAATATCTGATCATGAAACTTACGTGCCCATCTAATCTTACTATTATCAATCCCAGCTCCGCCGCTACCTTGTGTGCTGCTTGAATTTACAAATGCTTGTGTGGTTAAACCAGTTGAACTATTTGCACCCGAAGGCTGGATGTTCAATCCTAACTGACTCGGCTTTTGTTCAGTAAGATTAAACTGTGTGCCACCAGTTTTTGCATCAATGCTTAACTGGCCGCTGTCAGGTTGTATAAATTGAAAGAATGCTGCTCTAAAGTTTATATCAAAACGAACAATATCAGTATTTTCTCCACTATAGATATAGTTGTATTCTTTTTTTGCATTTTGTCTTAGACTGTTGTAATCTACACCTGCTGCTCCAGCGTTCTGAAAGTGACTACTATGCACCATATACTCTACAACTTTATAATGATTTACTTTTGCATCTTCGCCGAATACATTTTCCTGTTGTGCATTTGGTTTTAGGTAACTTTCTGCATCTATTCTAAACCACGGAACCATTCCGTTTGCATCAGGTGCTCGTTCTTTTATAGATTTGCCCCAGTCGCTTGTTAATATTACATCTTCGATGATTCTTAATATTGATGTACCCGAACTATAGCTAAAAACTCTTTCATCATTACTAACAGTATTTTTAGCACGAGTCATAACTTTATTTTTTTTGTCATAAACTTGACCAGTTTGTGGCATTGGTACTGTTCCACTTTCTTCAGCACCTTCAATGATACGTGCTTTTCCAAGATTGTTCAAACTGTTTGGGTCTTGTGCTATCGATGATAGCTGTTCACCGATGCTGCTTTTTGTTAATATTTGTCCAGTAATCATACTTAAAAATGCTTCAAAGTTTTGAGGCGCTTGCGCTCCTAAAAACCCACTAATGTTTTCAAACAATCCTTGCACATTACCCGATTTAAAGTTTGCTAACAATCCTCCAAGACTTTTGTCTAGGCCGCCAGCTAATCCACCTAACAATCCTCCAGCTGCGCCGCCTATGCCGCTAATAGATCCTCCTAATGCTCCAGCAACTGCTCCTGCTGCACTGTTTTGAAAACTATTTTTTAAACTATTGCCGTTTGCTAGGCCTCCAATAACGCCGCCAACTACTCCAGCTGCTACAGCACCAAATAATCCGCCGCCTTTGCTGGCGCCACCGCCTTGAGATTTAGTTGTGGCGCCTGCATCAGTTGTATTTGGTATTCTTGCAGGATTGCCACTAGAAGCAATATCTTTTGGAAATGTAATAACTATTTCCGAAGCTTCTGCTAGTTGATTTGATTTTCTTAGTTCTTCATAGTGTCCATTAATAATAGTTGTTAAACTTTGTTCACCGCTTTGTAAGAGTTTTTCAACAGTATTGCCTGTTAATGCTATATCAACTGGACTTGCAGTTGCATCATCAAGATATGCTTGTTCATTCCACGGTAGTGCTTCAACTGTGTAAGTTGTGCCACCTTGATTTACATCAAACTCTATGTTTGTTAGTTTTATTGGAACATCTCTACGAAGATTTAATCCTGATTCTGTAACAATAACATCTCCATCGTCATCGTACCCTATAAACTCCATTGATAACATAAACGGAGCATTAGCATAGTTTTGATATCCGCTAATAGTTGCAGCTATTTGACAAGTTTGTAAGAATAATCCCATACTATATGGTTCGTCAACAGTAAATGTTATGAATGTAGCATTTGTACTGCGTGATTTTGAGTTTGGAACACACAATGCTTCAATATTAACATTATCAATAAAGTATTCTAACTTGCCGCCTATGATATCTTCATATTCAGTCGTAACTTTGTTGTCGCCGGCGCCGCCGCCGCTTCTAAGAATAACATTTTGAGGACCATATGCTCTATATGTTTCATTAGGTACTGCAATCTCATCTCTTGTTAAACAAGACATTGTAAAAATAGTATTAAAACTAGAAAACTGATGTAGACTGTTTGTTTCGATAGACATTAGATTCCTAACTCTGTTTTCAATTTTGATTTCTTAGGTAAAAATATTTTAGTGCCAGCTTCAAAATCAAATACAGGATCCTTTATTGTATCCATATTTCTTTGAGCAAAAACCCACCATAACTTTGATGTATTATACAAATCATATGCTAACAAGTCAGGACGGTGTGAATATTGAGGCTCAATAGTGTAAAGAATATCGTCATCTTCTGCTGGAACTGGTCTAATAGAGAAGAAACCTAACTCGCCGCTGGTTGTAAGTTTTGTATTTCCGTAAGGACTAGTTTTTCCATAGTTTGCCATTAGATAAATCCTTTATTTGCTATATTACCAGTGATAAACTGATCCATATTGAAGCTTGATACTTTGCTTCGGCTGTATGTTGGTTTTAAACCTATTGAAAGCATACTATTTGTTGGAACCATTTGATAAGTTGAAGAATATTCTCCAAATGCGCCCGTATTTACTTTGATATAATCAATTTCATCAGCTAAATCAAAACTAAACTGTGTGACTACAACCGGTACATTGTTTAAAACATAATCTCCATATCCACTTAGTTTTACAACAGGTGGTGGTGAACCTTTTTCACTACTTTCACCATAAAACATCTTAGTAAGACTTCTAAACAAGTGAACACAAGCAACCCAATACATTCCATCTTCTTCAGACTGTACTGGAAATCTTCCAGTGACAGTTATATCGTCATGTCTACTGTTAACATATTGCGGAAAAGGATAATTACTATGTGTAGGAGCCATTTCCTCATATGCTGCCGATGATACAAGGTTTATTGTTGGAGTAACAGGAAAAACGGCATACCAATCTGTTTGTGCTAAAGGAGCTAATATAGGACTATATCTATAAGATGATATTGTAGGAACTTTTATCTTGACTCGCCAATCTGGAACTGAATCGTTTGTTGGAGCAAACCGTGCAGTTGTTGCAGAGCCTCTATCAGGTTCTGCGCCTGGAGGTAAACTTCTTGAACGTATTGATTTGCCAACATTTGATCGATTTGCAAAGAACGTGTTATTAAGATTTCTAGTACCAACTGTGTTTGGTACTGATTGATTTGGATTGTTTGTCATTGTAAACTCCTACACTACTATTTAGTTGACAAAATAAACTATGTATATTATAATGTATTAAAGGAGTCGATAAATGGCTAGAAAAATAAACTATCTCAATAACAAAGACATGTTGTTGGAGATACACCGAAGTAAGGCTACATTTTGTAGTTACATTGCACCAGAACATGCTGATTATGATATTATTTTGCCCAGTGTAGATAAAATCAACATAAGAACTATTGCCGAAGCAAAGAGAAACAAAGCAAAACTGCAAGGATCTCGTGCATACGAAGCTGCAAAGGCTTCTGGCAAAAAGGTAAAGATGGCAGAGTTTTCAGTAGATTATAGAAAGATTGAAAAAAACGAACTAATCTTTCGTATTATGACATTTGATCATATTCCAGAAGAGCCCGGAAGAAAGAAAAATCCTAAAACAGTTGCCGATCATAAAACTAAACTAAACTTTCCTCCATTTCAGCACTATAAGTTTGATGATGATGATAATCTTATTTGTGTAGGAAAAAGTCACTGGGAAGGTGGCATGGAAAACGGATATTTTAACAAAGGACACGGCATGGCAACCAATAAACTTGCTATGATGTGGTTAAAACTTGTTGATCGTTATGCTACCCGTGGTAATGTGCGTGGATATACTTACAATGACGAAATGAAAGGCCAGGCAATACTACAACTGTCGCAGATTGGACTACAGTTTGACGAAGCAAAGTCTAACAATCCGTTTGCATACTACACTGCTGTGGTTACTAACTCGTTTGTGCGTGTGATTAACATTGAAAAACGTGCGCAGAACATAAGAGATGACATTTTAGAGATGAATGACATGAATCCTAGTCATACTAGACTACATGCAGGCGAATGGGAAGCTGCTGTAAAGCGCGAAGAGAGTGCAACTAAAAAATAAAGGTTGATCTTCCTAAAAATCTAGTTTATAATATACAGGAAATGGAGAATATTCTTGTTTAACAAAGCAGCGGTGTTTACTGACATACATTTAGGTATGAAA